CAAAGACCGTAGACTGTCTCCTCGTCGCTATCGACCGCCTCTGCAATCATAGCCGCTGCCATGTCGTGACATTGATCAGTTGTAAGACGAAAGCCCGTCCGTTGCGCACCGTAATTGATCGACTGGGCCAGTTTTGTCTGCAACCGCGTTGGGTTGCGTTTGTGCATCCGCCGGATACGGTCACTGGCCGCTGCTGGTGGCACCTCGTCGCGATCCTGCCAGCACTTGAGAATGCCGGGTAGAATAGCTGTCACGATGCCCGCGATTGTCACGGGGGCGATCCCGTAGCCCTCACCATGCTCTGCAATAATCCTGTCAGTGATGCCTTCTGCCGTTGTCTCAAAACCACTCATCTCGCCAACCTCCATTTGTAAATCCCATAAACCCGAACAGCCGACCACATGGCCAGCCGTCGCCACTTGCCTACGCCAGCCTCACGCAGCAACCGCAGGAAAACCGCGTCTGCGATTGTCCTGTCCTCGATGCACTGAGCCTCATTGCATCCGATGTCGTGCCACAACGACGCCCAACGATATTCAGGCGATAACGGATGCCCGAAAATCCACTGTGACCACCGCGGGATGCTAGCGCCGTCCCACGAAAAATCGGCTTGAAGGCATTGCGTAACATAGGTGCCGCCCTGCCACCGATGTATGGTGATCGGCCGCTGCAGCGTTAAGCGCTGACCGTCAGTGCAGACTGGCAAGTCGTTGCCGTTTGTGATTGTGCTCACTTGCGGCTGTCCCGCTTAGATCCTGCGTACAGCATCTCCAAAACAGATTCTTTGCCTAAACCCGGGTGATGCTCACCAAATTCGTACATCTCTTCAATGAAATTCTCCAGCGTCCTGACCGCTGCTTCCCGGTTCGTGTAGCCCTCGCTCGTGTAGAGCTTTTGCCCGTTAATGTGGCGAATCGACGCATACCACTGGCTGTCTTGGCCCTCAATGTATTCAACCCTGTACTGCATTGCTGTCACCTTTCATTTTCATTCATCTGAACTGTCAAGAAAACCCTGCCGGAGAGGGGCGTTCCAATCCTTTCGGACTGGCATCCCCGACAGGATTATGCTCCGCCTTAGGGATCACCCGGAGGCGACAGATATTTGACTGCAGCCGTGAATCCTACGCCACTGAACCAAACGCCGATGAACTCAATCACCGCCAAATGGGGGTTCACAAGCACAGCCAACGGTATCGAAGCCCAGAAGGACACGCAGATCGGGCAGTAAATGCCGTCACGGATCCATTCACTCTTCGTTTTCGCCAAGACAAACTGACGAAGTATACTGCAGAGCCCGAATGGCCCATGCAATTGAGAAACAGTGATGCTCACGCCGAACACGGCGAGCCAGAATACAAGCAGTTCTGTAAGACTCATCGGAGACGCCCGCCTCGATAATCTCTTGCGTGAATGACTGATTTGCTGCGGTGACGATATGACGTTGCACCGGCCGAGGTGCCTGTACACACACGCAACTCGCAATATCTTCGGAGTGTATTCAGATGGATTGAATCCCAGCAAAACTTATTCAGAACATTTTCCGAATAAGACTCGATCTCCACGCCGGACATCATTTTGTGTTGAGGCTGCATCCAGATCGGATCTTCAGGCCCCGGGACTCCAATTGCCGGCATTCGCTTCAGCGTCCGGACAAGTCTGCATTTGAATCCACTGCTTACCGATCGGCATTCTCGAACGCCTTCAGCGTCAAATACGCAACCTGCGTGGCTATTGATCCAGACGTTCTGTTCCCCTTCAGGAATCGACTCGACAATGCTCATTGTCTTCATAAGCCAGTCCGGACTGAGCGCCAGATCATCTGGCAGGTTCACTTCTACATACGGAGGCGGTCCCTTGGCGAACGAGATTCTGCGGTGATCATGCCACAGACAGCCCGGGAGCCCCGAGGATTCAAACGCAGCTATTCTGGCCGTCCACCTGGGATCCATTGGGCTCATTCGCAGAACCACCGAAACATCATGCCCTTCGCGACGCATAACTTGCAGACTCGGGACCAGTGTTTCGTTGGTGATCGCCAGTCGATACTTCGAGCTGTCGACTTCGAAATACTCGCTCAAGATGAACAGCACAACTTTCACAGGATCCTGTCCCCTTGATACTTGTTGTCCAGTCCTGCGTTGATTCTGGTCTGTCGGCGAAGACTTTGCGCGGCAGATAGTCGCTCCTTCGCTCTTTCCGGACTGCTTCCGTCACAGAACACCTCTGATCGTCCACACCAGTTTACCTCAGGTGTCCCCAAATGCACGACATCAAACGGCATCAGGACTTTTTGAGATTCTGGCCAATGACTTTCAAATTCGTGATCTCCAGTGCCGCACCATCGCCAGCAGTTCAGGTATGGAATCTTTCTGACAGCAGGATCAGAAGAGTGAAACAGGTGGAAGTAGCCCCCAGGAGTCTCTCGGATCTTCCTGTACCGCTTCCAGTTTTTTTCTGGTTCAATTTTCTTCTTCCAGTCAACAACCTGCGTACGGCGAGCCTTGTACAGTTTGCCAGCATTGACTTTCCACGGAACTGAAGATTGAGGCAGCAAAAGATCTGCATCCAGCACAAGACACCACCCGCTGACCGAAAGATACGAGAAGCCCTGATTCACGGCAGCCCATTTGTTAAATAGGGCATTGTGCTCAAAGAACACTTTTGTTGTCAGGACATCAACTCCATTTTCTTCCGCAACAGAAATGGTCCTCTCGTCTTCGGGATCCGTAACAACCAACATTCTCCCCAGAAGTGGGCGATTGTGTGGAAGAGTTACCGACAAAAAGTCCTGATATTCAACACAGACAATGATGGTTGTGATATCACAGTTCATTTTGTGGGATTACGACCATTGCTTGAATTTCCGCATTTTTTAATGCCGCATCATCTTGAAGCCGCTGCATCTCATTCCCGGCTGCACCAATAACACCGGTAATCCAAACAGCACACCAGCAAACCGCAACAACTGCTGAAATTTCTTTCATTTATTCGCCCACCAAATACGAGTATTCTCAGCAACCTGAAACCGGCCAAAGAACTCATTCTGCACAGCCAGCATTACGCCTGTGTGTTGTGCCCAGTAATCATGCCCACAAATCAGCCCGCCGGGACGCAGAAGAGGCATCCAAGCCTTAATGTCGCCAGTAACTTCAGCCACGTTATGATCTCCATCAATGAAGATAGAGTCAATCGTTTGGCCGCTGTTATGCACAGATCTGGCTGCATCAAGACTGTAGGACTCGATAAGCTGAACCTCGACCCCAGTCAGGCTCTTAGCCATCTCAATTGTTGATTTCCGAACATTTTGAATCCATGAAACCGGAGCCGTATATCCCAAGTTTGCATCAACGCAAATCACCTTCGATTCTTTTTTCATTCCAGCACATGTTGCAAACATGCTCCTTCCGCAAAATGTTCCAATTTCAACGTGAACCTTGCTTTTCTCAAGGTTATGATACAGCCACACCAATTCCGATGGCCACATCTCGCCAGGAATGTTGTAAGCAATTTGCAAAGAATTGTGCAGATCCATCATCAACTCCAAACTTTCGAAGCCCCGGGGCACACCACCATGTGATTCGTTTGCTGAAAAATGCTTTCCGCTTGCCTTGGATCTGACTCAACAAACATCAACGGTGCGGGCCTTGGGCGATGATTTTTTGCCCAGGCTGCGAAATGCCTTGCCTTGTATGCTGAAATGTTGTCTCGTTCGCGATCTCGCGTGCTTGCTGCCGGGTGCATCACCAATTGATGCACTTTGATTTTATGCCGCTCAAGCCACTGCATTGTTTCTGCTCGGTATTTTTCAATCCTTGCGGTGACAATCAAAGGGACAGGCACTTTGCGAGGTAAATACAAAGGCTTTGCGTTCAGTATGAATTCACGGTAATGCTGACCGTCATCATCTTGCCATCGCCCTGGGTCATGGCAAAGAATTCCATCGAAGTCCAAGGCCATGTTTGGCGACAGAACTGAATTGAAAACGTTCCACTCCAGCATGTGAGGCCACTGAAGTTCACTGTGCCACATATCAGGCTTCACGTTCGCCGCCGGATTGCAATAAACTGCAGCCGTAGTGCAACTCCAGTCCTTCATAATCGGAAGGACCTGCTTGAATGAATTGCCTGTCATGCACGTATCATCGACGACCAGAACTCTTCCATGTGGCTTTACGTGCGAAGATCCGCCAAGCCGCCATCCATTCCCCGCCTCAATGACATCGTTCAGTGTTTGCCGAATAACAAGCAAAGGTAAATGCAAATACATGCTGAGCATCGTTGCAGCAGACAGTCCAGATCTGGCGACTCCGGCAATTGCTGTAATGTCACCGGGGACTTGGGCAGCAAAATCGCGAACGTCATTGGCGAACTGTGCCGCAGAAATCCATCTCGGCTTGTCAGTCCCCATCGCAAATGCTCCTCGACGCCACTGCTTTTTTGGCTTGCTCGGCATCGTGCGTCCCTTGCTCCGATCCGGAATCACTGCCACTTTCCGTTCAGCGTACTTTCTGTTTGTGGCTGGATTTGGTGATTGTGGCGACGTTGATATGGCATCCAAAATCCATTGCTTTATTCGGTCCTCAACAACAGAAGGAGCCAAAGCACATCCCCATCGCTGCCACCACGTGCGGGCATGCAATTGAGCCCTTGAACGAATTCTATACGCCAGTGCGTCAATCTGAGAAAAAACCTGAGCATGAGTCATGATATTCAGTGTGGCGATTTCATTCTGGCAGCCCGTGCAATCCACCTGTTCTCCGGTTTCGCGGGCAATAATCTCTGCCAGAGCATCTCCATACCCCGTCCGCATAACTCTTCGGACATGACGCTTAGCAACTGCTGGTGGCGCTGGCGGATCAAGATAGAGCCTATCAATTGCAGTGACCTGGCCAGACTGACACTTTCTCCAGTGAATCTCAGGAACCCTCACATTGCGCCTTGAGCACATCCCCGCTATCTGGCACTCGCATGCTGATTCATTCATGATCTCGCTCATATCAAAACCTCAGCTCCTGTCAGGTCGCACGTCACGGTACAGCAGTCACTCTCACCAGCGCAAGGTCCAGTCTGTATTATTCCGCACACAAAATTCAAAGCGAGAGGGAATCGCGCAGAAAAATCTGGGTCGCAAACGCAATGGGTACTACTCACTTTCTTCCATGAGCTGCACGAAACAGCGGTCAGGTCCACAGATGGCCTGCTGCCGTCATCTTCCTGCTGCAATTCACTACTGCCAATCCACAGACGGATTCGACTACAGCACTCGTCCAGTTCGCCCGGGCCAGCCTCTTCGCTAATCTCGCACGTCAGCATGAAGCAAACATTGATGTTGCAAGGAGTAAAGAGGCATGCGTCTCCGACACTTACTCTTCTGGAACCAGCAAGAGTCGCAAAAGCAATGGGGCTATAGCTTCCACACGCTCCGCATCCACCCTTCACTACAGATGTCGGATCAATTGGACGGAATGTTCCTGTTCTCCCGTCAATCGTCGGGCATCCGGGGGCCGAAACTTCAAACGGGATGTTTATTTTTACGCCGTTTGGATAAAGAGGATTTGTCATGTCAAGCGGCAGACAACAACACGTACCAACGCAACAACAATCTTTGACCGCCTTTTTCTTTCTACCGCCAGTCATGTCTCCGCCGCTCATGGATAACACTCATCAGTCCAGACCGGGCAGTAGGTCCCTTCGATAATCAAAAAGTCGCAGCGAGTCTGAATTACCTCACCGTTGCAGCACTCCCAGTCTGTAACCGGAACTCGAAGCATTTCGTATTCAGCAGACACAATTGCATACAACTGCTCGCCGGTCGAGGGATCCTTGTGAATCGGCAAAACCCTTACGTGACCGCCGTCCCGGATTTTCAGAGTTCTTGCGTCATGAGCTTTGATGTACTTTCCTGTGCCTTCAGGTCGAGTTTTGTTCGCAGTGTATTCAACGATAGATCCACAGTCGGCGTCATATTCAGGAACTGCAACAGAGCAAAGATCGCAGTCATCTTGTGGGTATTCTGGAACTGATTCGGGGAAAATTGCCTCCTCGATTTTATACCATCCATTCCCAAGACAATTTGACATCAACCCTTCTTTCAGGGCAACGCTTGCGGACACAATTTCCAGACGGCAATTGTCCTTGTTGTACATTGCGTGAAAGACATCGCCCAAAGCTTTGTTTGGCGTGCCGTTTATTTTAGCCATCGGGTCCCAGACGCGAAACGGCTCAAACCCGGAGTCTCCGCCGTAATCATATCCCCCATCATTGCTCCACTTCTCTTCCTCGTAATCACCGGTTGATGGGTTGAATCGAACCAGCACACACTTGCCAGACGCGATTTTATCCAGCGCGAGATAGTTGTCTGTGTACTGATCTGCCTTGAAATCTTCAGTCGCAAAGCACAGGTGCATTGCCGGCTTACTGTGATTTGCCGAAGAACTCCCAAAGTTGTCTCCGACTTCGCAGTTCCCGGGCCCTAACGTCTCCCCATTTCGGCTGCGCAGCGATTCTCTGGTCAAGCTGTTCAGCCGACTGGCAGCAATCGCATCACCAGCGCTCCATTGCTGTGGTTTCATGTTACAAATTCCCGAACATGGTGTTGAAGTCTTCTCTCTTGTATAGCGGCTCAGATCCAGACGAGACTGCGACCTCAACTTCCTGCCATGGCGACACGTTTACGTCTCCGGCAACACGATCGCAAAACAAGTGATTCCACCCAGCGTATTCAGGAGTACCTCCAACGTACACACGTTTTTGTTTGAAGTGTAAACGAAGTGTTGTTGTGTTCATCTTCCGGAAGGCTTTTGTCCTGAACTGCAACTCTTCGGTCCAATTCACAAACAGAACGGTGTCTCTCTCAAAATTGCAATCTCCTGATGGATCACTGCATCCTGTTGATTCCTGCGAAAAACACATACAGCTTGACAATGTCTTGAACTCAGTGCTGTTTACTGCACCTCGAAGTGACGCAAGCCGAGATTCAATTTCGCACAGTTTTTCTACGGGAACATTGTGCCAGTCTACTGTAATGTCTTGTTTTGGAACAAGAATAGTAGCATAAGAATCCCCCTTTAGATTCCGATCACCCGTGGTGATGTTTTTCCATCGAAGAGACCTGTTTGGGACTGTGTACATCTCATACGAAGCAGATTTTTCAATTGAAAGTGCTGTCTCATTCATGATGCTGATACACGGGTCCGAGATGCCCTCGGTTGGTCCAGCGCAGTGCCATGGCGGCTCTTCGTAATTTATCTGTACCGAAGCATGGCACTTACATGATCCTGAGTTGAATATCGTCGGAGCAACAAGGTCGTCTTCGGGATCAAAGACATACGCAAATCCTCTCTCCATCTGAACAGGAGACTCTGGATCGCTGATGCAGTCGGTGTAAACGCTCAGGTCCGTCCTGTCTGGTCGCCAGGTACTATTGAGGGTTCCTGTAGTTATTGTTGCAATTGAAAACGATGTCGCCACCATGTTCAATTGCCGGTAAGGAGGAGCAACGGATCCACTTAAATCGGTGGGATACCTGGCAGGCAACTGCGGAACGGTATACTCTCCGTTTCCGTAGTATTTCCCGATTTGACGAAGCGCAAACTCCTCCGCAAATTGACACGGCACCCGAAATGTCCGGGTTGCTGTCATTTTGTTGCCGCTGTACTGCGGTAGTTGTGGTAGTAAAGCGTCTACCGAAAACGCGTAACTTGAACACATGCGTGTCATTGACCAGCCCTCGCCTTGGTGTCTTGCTGTTTGATTGCCTCTTTCACCCCGTTCTGGCCCTCCTTCAACGTCGGCAGAACATTTTGCAGTGCCTTCTCAATTCCAGCCCGCACAGCCTCTGTCATTCCGGGACCGCTCAGAACTTCGCCAGTTGCTGGAAGGTATGATCTGGCCTCTCTGATTGCCACGTTTGCAGCAGAAAACGGAGATGCCATGAAGTCCACCGGAGCCAGTCCCTGAGTGAAACTGATGCCTCTTTGTCTCACGGCAAATCCCTGCGGATCAGTAAACTGAGTCTGCAGATTCTCTCTGGTCGCATTGAGTCTCGCAATCTCGAAGTTAAGCCCCGCAATTTCGCCAGTCAGTTCGCTGACCGCATCTGTGTTGTCCTGGACTGATTGAGATTCAATACTCAGGACACTTTGCTGCAAACCGGAAGACAGTGCTTCCAGTGTTAATTGCCGAGACCTTCGGGACTGGCTCTCTCCGTTCTTCTCTCGCAACTGCCCAAGTTTTTCCTCGGCGTCTTTCAGTTTTTCCGTCAGCGATTTCTGTTGTTCAAGGATCCTGTTTTCTGAGGCAAAGATCTCCTGCTGCCTCAGGATATCCCGGATGGCGGTTGGATCCTGTCCTTGGCTTTGATAAAACTCAGCAGTCTGATCAATGAGTTCTGCATAAACCTTGGACACGTCTCGCACATCTAAAAGGAAATCAGATTGTTCAGTGGCGGAGCCTTCAATCTGCTTTCGCAGAAGAGCCTGCTTGTCAGCGAGTTCGACAGTCTTCAGGACCGCCGCGTCAATTGCCGACGCAAGCTGATTCCCGGTGATGCTGCTGACTTCTGCAGCCAGTTTCGCAATGGAGTTGAACCGCTCTTGAGCTTTTTCGAGTCCAGCCTGAAGTTTTTTTGCAAACTCAGGATCTGACACGCCTCCGGAAATTGTAATTGACTCGACTTCAACCCCAATGTCTGACAGCGTTTTTTTTATGTTTTCAAGCTGCGGCCTATCAAAAATGCCTTTTTTTGCTGATTCTTGCGCCCTCTCAATGCTTGATCTGGCGGCGTTCATCAATCCTTCAATGAACAAGAGTGGAGCCAACTCTTGATTCAATTTCATTTTTCTGATTCTTTCTGTCTGGTCTTCTCTACCAGGAGGAAGAAGCAAAGAACCAAACTTAACCGGCTCCATGTCACGAAGCATTTTGATGTTGTCTATCTCATCTTTAATCGCTCCGTTTATTGTTTCAAACTGCTGAAACATCTCCTCCTGCCCGGCCGACTTTGACATTTCAGTCAGAGAATCAGCCATCTGAGCTGTTTTGTCAGTAACCTCCGTCTGCATTTCGGAGATTCGCTTCAGCACATCCTCAACACTCCCGAGGTCAGAGATCGACCTCGCGAAAGACCTTTCATCAGCTCGAATGCTGATCTCGAAGTCAGTCTTTTCAAACTCTGACGACAGCGTCTTGCTGATGTCTCTAATCTTCAAATCAACATCATTGAGTGACTGAAGCCATTCAATCGTCGGAACCAAAAGCGTAACTGCCAATGCGGATCCAACACCGGCAAGCAAAGGTAATAAGTTTTGGATTTTTGTTGGTGTAGTGTTGAAGAGATCGGCAAGTTTTTTCTGAATCTCCGGAACTCGCGATAAGTCATTCAACAAAAATGCAATGTTGTTGCTCGCGCCTCGCACAGCTCCTGTGATTCCATTGAGCTGAAACCCAATCGCGGCGTCTTCAAACGCCTGCCCAAGTTGATAGGCATCGTTTGCGAGATTATTGAATGATTTTCCACGAACCTGCTGGACTTCATTTAATGACTGAGAAACGGCAGATGCCGCTGCTTTCACTCCGTTCAATGATCCTGCATACCGCTGAAAAGACTCTGGCGTATCATCAAGCCCCTTCTTTAGTCGATCGGCAGCAATCTCGGCTCTCTGCAAATCAGCAATCAAAGCCAGAATCAACTGCCGGTCAGTCGATGAAGCGGACCCGACAACCTGTGGACGTGTCAGGTTGATGTCGACTTTCAGGTTCTTGATTTCGTCCTCGGTCCTGGCAATGGCCGCTTTTGCCTTGGCGATCAGGTCGGCTTCGTCGATTTTGATGCCAAGCTGAACCTGAGACTCACCTCTTGCCTTTGCGATTGTGTCTGCAAGGCCAATAAATCCGCCTTGATAAAACTCACCAATGCGAGATTGAATCGAAGCAATCCTTGATTCAACTTCAGCAAAAGCCTCCTCATCCATGCCTGCGGCCAGCCGAATCTGCCTTAACTCCAAGGAAAGGGCAGATGCTTCGCGCAGCGAGGCGTTGAACGGTTTCGCAAGATCTGACTGGCCAATTTCCTGTAGTTCAGCTTTAGCAAATGTCGCCTGCTGCCTCAGTAGCTGTAACTCATCAGATGCCTTCCTAATCTGTGTTTCCAGTTCACTTCGACGATTGATTTCATTGTTTTGCCCACCACCACCGCCACCGCCAAAGTCTCTGCCGCCGGCTTTCTGCGCGGCAGAGACCTTGGCGGCGGTGATATCGGCGGTTGCTTGAAGGCTGTTGAATGCCGTTCGAGTGTTTTTTACAGTGTCGTCAATAGTCTTATTGAACGCCTCAAGCATCTCAGGATGCGGCTGGATGTTTACAAACACATCCATCAGAGAGTCGGGCGATCCACTAGACATAACAAACTCCACCGAGTGCCGTGTAAGCCTCCACAACCGTCAACTGCAGTGCCGATTGTAGCGAAATGTGCGTTGCTCGGCACACAGATATTGCCAGCATTTTGTATCGGCAGGCAGCAACCTCGCTGCCATCAACGGCAAACGGATCCTCGATATTCATCGAGATTCCTGTTTTGGGCCCGTGGTTCCCGGATCGCTCTTCTCGTTCTCGGGCGGGCCATCGGATTTTTTTAGCGTTGCCTGCTGGTCAGTCGCAAAGAGCGCTGCTCGTAACTCCGCTTTTTCTTCCTCCGTGGCTGACTGCCACAGGGTTCTTGCATCCATGATTCCTTGCCGCCATGGCTCCTTCTGCTCGGCGTCTGGGTTTGTCAGCCGATTCACAGCCTGTTTTCTTTTGCTGGCTGGACGGCCCGCACGTATCGATCTCCAGAGATCGTAGTAAAACCCTTCTTCTGAAGTATCAAACTGCATCTCTTCCTGAATCGAAACTGCAGAGGACTGCTTGTAGCACGTCTGCATGGCAACTTCAACAAATGCCGTGAAGTCTGCCGCTGATAGATTTTTCGGAATCTTCTGTAAGAGATCCCAAGGCCGCTCTCTGCGAGACTTGATGAAGTCAATCTTCTCGCAGTAATCGAGCAGCCTTTTGGGAGCAATCAGAAGTTCAGTTCCGCCAAGCTGAACTTTGATCATCGTCGCCTCAGTTCTCAGCAGTCAAAAGGAATGGAAATCGTCTCTGGAGTCTGCTGGTAATCATCAGGTCCAACAACCCAGGACACAATCTCAAACTGGTAGCTGAAAAGCTGCGCTTGGTTGCCGCTGATGTTGTAGTTCAACGGCAACTGAGTGATTCGGATGTACGCCTGGAAGTAATCGTTCGTGAAGGCAGTCGCAACACATTCTTCACTGTCCCAGATGTTGTCGCAGTCCTGAGCCCAGACAATCTGATAAATCGCATTAACATTCAGCAACCCAGGGCCAGTCCCCTTGTGACAGGCAAGCTCCAATGTTCCAGTCTGAGTGACAGTCCCGCAGGCGCTTGTCTCCTTGCCTTTGGTCGAACTTGTCACCAGCTTCGGGTTATTGGACTGTAACTGAATACCAACATTTGTGACGTGCGGAATCTTGTCCCAAGTTGTGGTTGAACCGGATGTCGTACCCAGCAAAACACACGCCTTCGAAGAACAGCACAGTTCACCAGCAGAAAATGGCATCTCGTCTCTCCCGTTTCATGCCACCACAGGGGCGGCGGAATACTTACCAGTCAATGTCAACGAAAACTGAACTGCGTTGTTTGCAATCAACATTTGCCCAGGGACAACAGACCGGACACAAAAGCATCCACAGTCACCGAGAGAAATGCAGTTCTTTCCAAAAACCCAGTCCTCAACAAGAGCCCTGAATTTATTGCAGTCTGAGATTTTGTCCACGGAAAAATACCCCGACAGCCTGACCTGCTGAACCTTTTCGCACCCATCTGACGTTCGAAGGCCGGCAACAACCGAAGTCGTCACCACAGAATACGGAAAACAATCGTCCTTCCTTCGCAGGAAAGAGTAGTGATTGTCCCCGGGGACCGGGGTGCAGTCCAGTGAGCGAAGACCTGCAACAAACGCATCTTCAATGCAGCACTCAGGCATCGCAGCGCCTCGCTAAAATCCGATCAACAGACACCGAGGGGTTCGCCTCAAGAAACACCGCCTCAGCGTGCTCCGACGAATATGCCTCAACACGAACTACAGATCCAGCGCCGTAAATCTTGAAAACCATGATCGCCCTTTCAGGATGGAGTTGCCGGCTGCCCACCACGAGCCGCCAGATTCTCCTTTATTCGTTGTCGCAGTTGAGAAACCAACTGCTTTTTGTATTGCTTGTACTCTTTCACCACCCACTCTCGCCGCGCAGAGTCCTGGCGAATGCTGTAATACAGCAGGTAGTTCTGATCTCTTTTGGTCACATGGCCCTTGCGAAGAAATCCGATGGAACCATACATCGTGCTGATGTACTTGTAGAGAGACTCCTGCTGTACCGCAGAAAAAAACGGCGGAATGTTATTCACCGTTGTTTCCTGATTGACGGGACCAAATCCCCCTGACTTCCACCCATTGTAGGCATACGGAGTCCTGCCCGCGCGGCTGTGAGGAGGAGCTTTTTGCCTGCTCAGCTTTTCCTTGTACTGCTCAGCCAGTAGTTCAGCGGCATGCTCGCACAAATCACCAAGTTTCTGCTCAATCAGCAGTTTTATCCTGTCGCTGTGATCTTCAATTCTGACACTGAATATCATCGACTTTCTCCAGCGTCAGGGCATACGGCAGGAATGGACCGCTGTCGGTGAACCGACTGATTCGATACGTCGTCCCGTTGTGCCTTAACCGGTGGCTGGGCTTCGGGTGAACCCCAAACGACCAGCCTGCAATCGTCGCAGAATACTCCACCACCATACTGTCCGAATCGTTCTGGTACTGCTGAGTCCCGCCGGATGTCAGGATGTTGCCTTTCAGCCGGCCAATCTGCCGCATTTCCTCTGCCTCGCCGCAATCCGTGTCGCACGGGACAACTTCGAAAACGTCGATCTTCCCGAGCAACGCGAAGCACGACTCAATGTTGCGACCCCAAACCCGAGTCAGACAAAATGATCTGATCTTCTCCACCTTGTAAACCATCCACTCTTGATCGTTCTCGTCAGTAATCCGGGCTCCGATCCCCGACTCAGCATCCTGCTCCAGTGACGAAAACTCGAAGATCCTGTCTGCAGGATTCACTCCGGCATCTGCCCGAGCGGACTCAGAGGGAATTCCTTTCCCTCTGGCCTTCTCAAACACAGTATCCTGCCCGCAGTACCGATGACTGATCGTGATATAGTCGCAAAAGGTTGTCAGCCAGTCCTGGCAGGCACAGCTTTCCGGGCAGCACGAACTCATCGGTAATACCTCCGGTGCTTCCTCTGGCTCTGTCGCGTCCTGCAACTACTGCCAACGCAGTCCACCGGCTTCGTGCAGGCAATATGGACGAACTCGTAAATCCCGCCCTCGTTCGTGTCGCCACACTTCTTGTCAGTCCACATCTGCCGATACACCGACAAAGCCTCTCGTTTGGCCATCAACTGCGACGTGTAGTCAAACGAGATCCCGGATTCGACAACCTTGTGTCCTGCGCAACCCGGATCAGTAGCCATCTCTTCAGCCAGAGAACAGATCTTCGCTTCGAGTTCAGCACAGGACAAACAAGATGCCATGATTTAGCACTCCACCAATCCCCGAGGCTTTTTTGTGATATCTGACACTTCAATAAGAAACGGGTATCGCTGACGAAGTGTGGCCTCATCAATCGGAGTCAGCTCCGGCCACTTCTCTTCAACGTCCACGTCGCATTGAGCCGAAAGACAGACAACCGACTTTCGATAGACCTGCTTTGCCTGCTCGACGGTGAGCGGCTGCTTAATGCTCTTGATGGCCCTCAGTGGGCCACCTGGCATTCTGATCAACCACAACTGAGATTTCCCAGCTACAAAAACTTCACCTTCATCCGACATGATTGTTTCTTTCTACGCCCAAAAAAGAAAACGGCCATGCAAGGCATGGCCGTTTCCGTTTCGCTTCTGATTTGCGTTTACCGCATCAATCAGTCTGTCGGGACAAGCATCATGCCAGCATACTGGTTTGTGATGTAAGCATACCCCTTGCTGACGCTCGTGTAAAGTGCGACAATTCTTCGCTGACACTCTTCGGCCCCAAGTGGGCACCGAGTAACGGACGGGGAAATCTGCGAAACCCAAGACATGAATTCCGGAATGCGGCCAGTCCACCACCACTGCTGAGCCAGAGATGCACTGACGCCATAACGCAACCTGATTCGATCAACAAATCGCTGATAGGACATCAGGTCAAACGTCATTCCGTTCGCCACTTCAGCGGTCATGATGTACTTGCGTTCCTGACCGTCAGAGCAACTTGCCAGATCTTCAACTGCCGTCGCCAGCAGCAATGGACGGATCCTGTCCGCGTTTTGCTTGCTGGTGAGAACCGTCAGATTGTCCGTGTTCATCTCAATCGGCCGGCCGTGAACCATGTCACGGTGGTCGTAGAACATGTTACGGATCGTCTGCAGGTCGTCGCTGCACCGAAAGTCGTTTGCTGCCGCATTGACCCAAGGGCCACCACTCGGGAACGGAGTAACACTTCCGGCCTCATAGTATGTGTTGTATGCCGTGCCGCTGCGATTGAAGGTGTTGAGATACCCAATCAGAGTATCAAGGATCTTGTTCTCCTTGTACTCATTGTGGGCGTCCGCAATCTTCGGGACCTGCTTCTGGATGTAGGAATTCGGATCCCGGCAGATCGACTCACGAGTAAAGGCCAATGAAAGCCCAGTCATGCGACCCTTCGGGTGTCGCATGTAGTCTGTCGCAATGCCGAACAACGGAGGCTTCTCAAGTTCCCCGATTTCCTGAACTACAGGGTCAGAGAAGACGCCGTGATCTTCCGTTCCATCTTCGCACTCGCCCTTTGTTTCCGTGGGGACAAGTCCGGACATCTTGTACTGCTCCTTCGGGTTCTCAGCCAGTGCGTGCCGAATCACCCGAGGAATCATTTTGTTGAAAGTACCGCTTGTGATGATCGCCTCGATCGCGTCATCTCCAAGACGCATCGCCTTGGACTGAATGTTTGGACCAAAGTCGTCTTCCAGTGCCGCATTGAAGTCGATCTCCTTCCAATGAAGATTCTTCGACTTAAGCGCGGATTCCAACTGCTCAAGGGCATCGTCACCATGCTTCTTGATGTCTCTCACCAGCGTCTTCGTTAAACTTCTATTTGGCATATTCACACTCCCAAGGCCATCTCGGCCGAAAAACGAAAATCAAACCGAGAATCAATTACTCAGCAAACTCAACCATCGCTCTTGCAGTGGAATTCGGCCCACTGCTGGCAATTGCCCTGAACACAATCAAATCAGCATTCGAGGTCATCTGAATCTTGTTGTTCACAAGAGCATTGCTCGACGGATTCTTCCCGAACGTGAATCCCTGACCTTCCAGCCAAGTCCCCGGGTCTGGACTCCCATCAGTTCCGACAATCTCGTAAGATCGAGCAAAACCAGTGCCCTGACGGTACTTCCAGTACGGCATCGTGGGGTCCTGCTCGACACACACGTTCACATCGAATTCCTGCGCCGACACTCCCTCGAATACGAGCTTCGCATTCTCCTGAGTCGTCGCCAAGTCTGTGTCCCAGGCAACAGTCGAGATCAGATTCGCTTCTTTCTCACTGGTCATCAATGCCTGCGAGGTAAGGAAGTCGCCGGGACAAATATCAACCTGCGGATCCGGGACGTTCATGTGTCGAACTTCGATCACGCCGTTCCCGTAGTGACCCTGCTGGTACATGCAATCAAAACACTGTGGCATTTCTGCTCTCCAATCAAAAAATAAACCACAAAAACACAACAGAAACGTCACAGTGGACTATTTCTTCAGACCAAGACTTTCCAACAGGTTGTATCCGCCCTTTGCTGACCGACCGCCGGATCCAACGCGAGGAGCAGGCTTCTCAGACTCTTCTGTCTGCACATCGCCTTCCCCGTCAAACTCCGAGTCGTCCACAGCCTTGAACAGCGGAGCGATCTTCGACACTACACCCTTGAACTTCTCTCGCTGATCGCCGGCCAACTGGCACGCACACTCAACAATCTCTTTCTGCAGATCCTGAGCGATCGTCGTCTCTTTCAGGATCTCACCGAACGCTTCAGACACCTCGGCACGATCTTTTCGTTCTGCAGCTTCCTTGCGAACCGCAGCGAGCTCTTCCAGAGCCTGCTTCAATTCAGCACGAAGTGTTTCCGCTTCTTTGGCGTCCTGAGCCGCCTTCTCGTCGACCTTTGTCATATCCTCTTCCTCGAAAATACCCTCGGCTGTGCCGGGGCGAGTCACCACGTCAACCGAACGAATCTCTTCGAGAGACTCGACAACAACATCACCGTCCGAATTGCGAGACCCAGACTTGATCACCCCATTGATGCTCATTCCAAACGTCTTCGGAACATTCTTCACGTCCCAGGCGAACTTCTTCGCCAATGGATGTTCCGGATTGTACTTGATTGCGCCAAAGTAACCCTGCCCCGGACGGTATTCCACACTTTCAACAACCCCGAATGAATCCCTGTACTGCCGAACAGCAGACGGATCCGATGGGTGATCCAGAAAAATCCTCGCTCCAGTGAGTTTCTGGACTGCAGTCTTGCGGACACCATCCGTGTCGTAGGTTCTCCGGTTCTTTGACCGCAAGCCCAACAGCTTGACGTTTTTCAACACGCCAGCTTCCGCTTCCGTGACATCAACCTGCTCAAACGCATCGACGGTGTAGATTCCGCTCACTTATTCGTTCCTGTTTGTGTTCCGGCCGGAGGATTTGCCGCCGTTGTCTGCGTTTCCTTCGGTTTCTTGTTTTTCCAGCAATTGCACATGTCTGTCCCCTGTTTGTAATTGTAAACCCAATACCACCAAAACCTTTTTTCAGGAATTATACGGTTTTCGTTGGATCGCCCTTCGATACGCCCTTTTCCTTCATCGGATCGCCTTTAGCGTCTGGCGATGGGCCTGTCACCGGGACCTTCGCAATCATCGGCGGAGGAATTTCCTCGTCGCGCTCAGATTTTACCTGCGGCTGAGACTGGTCGAACTCAAAACCTTCCTGAGCCATCAACTGCTTTCCGTCCAGCAGCGATCCTTCCCACAACTTGTATCCGATCTCGAAATCCTCCATCCGATTGCGAGTCTGAACACGCGGAGGCTTCACTTCCACGTTTACCGACATCACATCGTCCACCGACAAGTCAAACGAACCGCTCTGCGCCGCATACATCAGAGCCTGATGAATCACCATCCGGTCTTCACGGACCATCTGGTCCTGATTCCTTCGCATCGCCTTGTGAAACGGGCCTTCACTCACCAGCGTACTCGCAAAATTCCCCTCACTCACATTCGCCGTCAGCATGAACTCCGGCAGTTTCATACCGCTCGCACACGCACGCAACAACTGCACCAAAACCTCGATGTGATTCGACTGTCCAGCCCCCGTTTCCGGGAACTCATACTTCACCGTGCTCGGGATCGTCACAACTGACGGCGCAGGAAAACCCATCTGCTCCGGCGTGCTGTCCTTCGAGCCACTCTGGCTCGTCGCCAGAAAACTCTTCACCGCATCCGGACCAACAGCTTGCGAAATCGTCCGGATCGCGCCAAACGAAGCCTGGAACGACGAGATCCGCATCAAATTGCTCAGCAGTGTCTTCGACCACTTCAGTTCCTGCCTGACATTCCAGAAAAACGTCTTCCCTCTCGGGTCCACCGACAACACGTTCCGCCGCCGGCAATTCACTAAACACCGCAAGTCCTGCGAATTCGCCGTCCAATTGGCAATGCCTGTCGATTTTGTATTGAACCGCAGATCTCCAATCCACTGCCCCTTCCCGCCGCCGTCTACAAAAAACGCCACCGGTAAATTGCGAATATCATTGGTTCGTCGGACGCCGAGATTGTCGATGTACGGTTTGCTCGATTCTTCGTCCTTGAAGAACAAGCTGTTCGGGTCTTCGTCAAGATCAGAGGGCTCAACAAACGACGTTCTGAGCATTCCATCCGGATCGTAGTAGAGCAGGTCAAGACACTCTCCATGCTTATCCAACCGCAGCGAAACTTCTCCCTGACGTGACGCCCAGTCGTTCTCGTTCAACCACGACTTCAGGAACATCTCAACACGCCCCACCGCTCCGCTCGACTCCGTCCCCTGTTTCGGCTTCACCGAATACGAATGTCCTGTGTCGACCGTGTAAAACATCCGGTTCGCCGACGCATTGTCCCCCCAAGGCGTCGAAGACAAACTCTCTCCAGTCGCCAGCATGTCCCGGATGTCGTCAATCGTCGCGTTTTCGAACGGATCCTCGCCGCCAGGCACATCCCGGTCGTCAATATCTCCGCCACTGCCCATGCCAAGATCTTCGACAATGCCCTGCGCAGCCTTTGTCACCTGCACATAAAGCAGCTCCAAAGCTGTTCCCAGCGAATGCTCCCTGTCACCGTCAATAAACTTCGCCATCGTGATTATTCCTTTTCACCAACACAACAATCCGCCGACATCCGCAGGCTATCACGTCGACGGCAGCCATCCAAAACGATTTATCAAATCTTCGTCCCCATTGCTCCGGCATCCAAAGAACACTCCCGGGTAACTGAGATCTTCCCAGAAGCCAACAGCAATCACCCAACTCCGGACACGAATCATCTCCGTCACCAACTCATCAACAGTCGGCCTGCAGGACTTACAATGCGGTCGCGGCATCACTTCTTCTCCCTCAATCTCTCGTAATAATCGTGCAGATACGTCGGCATCTGCTGACACATGTCCAAACTGTCCGGGCCGTCGTCGTGTTTCCCTTCACCCGGAATTCCATCGAAATTCCGCAACTGACTCAATAGCAACGACGTGCCAGGATTGTCCATGAAGCGAAACTCTCGCCTTTTCAACGGACCATCGAGCCTCCGGATCCGCATTTCCTTCTTCAGCATGTCCTGCACCGGGATCAGGATGTTCCCGCTCCGCAAATACCGACTCAACGCATATTCCGGGTGGTCGGCAGCATACTGCATCACCAAATTGTGCATGATTTCCTGAAACGCCGTCGACTCCATCCCAATCAGGTCCCCCGAACGAATCCGATGGTGAGGTTCGTCGCAAAACCGGAAAAGGTCCTCCACAATCTGCCCCGGAGGCCGTCGCGCCAGATCCGCGTCCACGTATTTCAGCTCCCGCGTCTGCATCAAACAACAAATCGACGAATAGTCGCCCTTCTTCTCGTTACGCCCCTTGCTCGGATCCACCGAAAACATCCGCACACTCTGCGTCACATGCTCCGGCATCGGCCAATCCTCAAACGGGATCGACACATCAACGAACAACTCCCTGGGCCACTCCACGTCCGTGTTACTGCTCGCTAACCACGAGCCATGCAGAAACCTCTCTCGCTCCTGCGTCGGCAATTGGAGAAGCCGCTGGCGATATGCCGGGTCCTTCTCCATCAGGTGCGTGTTGTCCGTCAGTTTCGATGGAATAAACGTGAAACTGTTGCTACATTTCTCACCAGTCTCGTCAAACTGAGGCTCCGAGTACCAATTGAAACGGCCGTCCTCAACACGGAAATGCCGAATTACACCAGACTTGTCCGGATCCGGATACCCGTCACGGTCCAAATACCACTGAACCACCGGGAAAAGCCATGAATCCCTGTCCGGATTCGTCGACATCCGCAAAGTCGGACGAATCCCAGACTTCGAACGGCATCGTCCCCACAAAAACAACACGTTCTTCTGCGAAAACTGGTTCGCCTCGTCAATGCCAATCGCATCAAACTGAGCCCCGAGATACCCCTCAATCTTCTTCACGTTCTGAAGAGTGTTCAAACTCACCTTCGCACCACACGGAAACCTGTGCTCGCTCGACGTGTGGTTGTACCGGGCCCCAAACTTCTCGTAAATGTCCTTCGTGTTGTCAATCAGCCCCCCAGGCTGACTCAACTGCGGAAAACTCTGTCTCCACAAACTCCCGCGAAAGTCCCTGTGGGCATGAGGACCCTGCGAATGCCTCAGCATGTCCAAAATCAATGCGTAAGACTTACCGCCGCCAGCCGAACCACCAAACAAACACCAGTCCGCAGGGCATGATAGCAACTTCCACTGGTTTACACTCACGTCAATCGACATAAAACTCCTGCCTGCATTCCTGTGCTGCGGTCGCGTCACCGCACGGGGCTCTCCATATCTCCGAGGCAGGATGTTTCAATCACTATGCCGTCTCGTCAATCGATGTAATCGAATAAGTCGTATCGGGCAGATCCATCTGACGAGATACCTGCGGCGACCAGGAAACACACGCCTCCGACACTACTCGACTGAAACCAACAATGTTCACCTTCGCAGATCCAGTCTTTGCCAGCAACTTCGCTACCAAAGCCTCTGCACCCTCCTCAGTCAACTGATCCACAATAAACTGAACCTTGAACTCCACTCGCTTCATCGCAATTCTCCGCCCTTGAAGAAGAAAAACCAATTTTCATTGTAGTAGTTTTCTCGGAAAACGCTAGTAGTTTTGTTTTTTTATTTTTTTGTTGGGTGGATGGGTGGGTTAAGAGGCACTTTGCATCGTCGTATATTTCGCGCGGGGTTCGTTGTGCGTTGAATGCAGGTGCACCGATCCCCGAAGCAGCCGTCATGCAGGTGCACCGATCCCCGAAGCAGCCGTCATGCAGGTGCACCGATCCCCGAAGCAGCCGTCATGCAGGTGCACCGATCCCCGAAGCAGCCGTCATGCAGGTGCACCGATCCCCGAAGCAGCCGTCATGCAGGTGCACCGATCCCCGAAGCAGCCGTCATGCAGGTGCACCGATCCCCGAAGCAGCCGTCCTCCGCGCATAAAAAAACCGCCAGCATTGATGCCGGCGGTCGAGTCGTCACTGTGTCACCGTGTCACTCACCACGAAACAGAAAACCCGGTCTCAATGGCGTGCCGACGTTGCTCGACTCCACCTTTCAGCCGCAAACCGATCACGTACCCGCGTTGGGCCGTTGGGTCCAGACAGCGGAAGTCACTCTCGTCACCATCGATTACGTGAAACCCTCTCCACTGGGCCGGCAGTCCCTGCTGATAGGCTCCGTGGGCCGCGAAGTTGCCTTCCTCGTGGAAAACGACGCTGCAATTCACCCCGCAGCGCAAGAAGTGTAGAACTGCGTTCTCGTTGTGCTCCGATCGGGAAAACGTCAATCGATAGTTGCGCGGGGTCTCACCGATCCTCTCCGGATTTTTGGCGTAATCGTAGTACAGAATGGGGCCATTTTCAGATTCAATCTCGAAAAGCTGCGGGGCGATGGTTTCCCAGCGAATTTCCGAAAATGCGTTGAGGCGGAATAGCGGCGTGATGCCAGTGGAAGAGCACTCCGAGACGATCGCTCGAATCTCGTGTTCCAAACGAGCCAAAAATCGATCTTTCTGCTTGCGGAAAAACTCCGTCTTAAGCTGCCGGGCTTCATCGATTGTTGGAAAAACACGGGCCAATCCAGTTTTGCTCACGCACGATCTGAGGCACCCTACAGTGGCATGGCTACAGATATCTTTTGCTCCTGGAAGTAGACTCAGGGACCATCCCGCATGCGTGTCGGTCTGGCTGTGCCTGAGCTTGGCATTGCCGGCGGGCGGTGTAAGTAGTGGTTTGTGCGCGGGGAAAATGTCCTGCATCTGATTTGATCCTTTCGGGGGGGGGGGAGCGGGGCGCGGAAACCGTTTTCCGCGCCCCTCGGTCGGTCGGTCGGTGCTATGTCAAAACAACGATCGGAATCCGGGTGATTGTACAAACCGGCGAACAGTCGAGTCCCTTAAGCGCTGCGCTGCGGATCGTTGCGGTCGCGCAGGATTCTGGCTTCGGGGGAGATACTTTCAGCCCGTTCGCGCGGGCAAATTCTGCAAGTTCTGCATCCGTTCCAGTTGTCGAGAGGCTCACCGATTCGCCGATTGAATAGGTCCGTCCATGAAGAATCTGCGGTCCCTTCTCGTGGAGTACCCTGAGCGCTGCTGGTTCTGCGGTTTTCAAACTGCGCTCCGCGCTGTCCAGTGCTGCGCGGGCTTCGCGAAGTGCATCAGCCAGTGAGGCAAAGCGCAGCAATTCAGATTTGTCGTTCGCGTTCAAACGTGGGGTTGGGGTTTTGGTCGTCATGGTTCAAAGTTCCTTCATCAAACAAACAAACAAGAAAACCGGCGCGGAGACGTTCCCCGCGCCGAAAAGTCATCAATCCTGCTGTACAGTCGCAACAATCGCGAGAATCCGGCCGTTGGCGTGGACGTATCGCGCCTGTGCTGCGGGACGTTGCCGGTCTGCGCGCCACTGTCCCGGGCCACAATAATGCTCGACTGTCAGCCGCAAGCGGGTGTCGATTCGGCAAACCTTTGCGCCGCGCTCGTCTCGGAATGCAGTGCAGTCAATTGTATGTCCTTCCCTGCGTGGATCCGGGGTTCCGGCGAGCGATGAACCGTAGCCTTGGCCACACCATTGCTCAAACTGCCGGACAAGTCGAGCGAGTGTCTCCGGGCTTGCGTGCTGCTGTGTGGGTTTTTGTCTTGCGAGTACCTTTGCGCGTTCGGGAATTGTCCTCATACAATAGGTGCCACTGATCACAATTTCCGCGCCAACCGTCCAGCCTTGGCATTTGGCTCGAATCTCTGCGGGCGTGAGTCTTCCGGTTTTCGGTTTTCGGGTTTTGCGTGGGGCTCGTGGCGCTGGAGCGTAGTTCCACAAGTCCTCACCGGCGACGACTGCGGACCAACTCCAGAGCTCAAAATCCGTTGTGATTGTCTGCCGTGCGTGTTCTTCACCGTATCGTTCTATCGATGATTTTATTGCGGGTTTCAGAGCCTTCTGCATGCAAGCGGGGCAATTCACCGCTTTCACGGTGTCAGGCTTCAGAATAAGGCATGCGGCGGTTTCCTGGTCCAGGACTGAGCCGCAATCGCAAAAGATTTTGTGTTCTACTGCGATTTTCACCGAAGATTTTCGGTCAAATTCTTCGCGCCGCGCGGGGTCCAGGATGGCGGTGCCAATCATTGCTTCCCATTCGGTGGGGTTTTCGAGTTCGTCTGAATTGGCAAGGTCCGTCCAGCGTTGAGAGTCTGCGGTGGTGGTGTCTCGGTCGACGATCCCGATTTCCTCGGGGGTGATGTCGGTGATGTCCATTGTTCTCAGGTCCTTAGGTTCGGGGAATGGAGGTGGATCTTAGCCGTAAGTCAGGATCGTGGACTGTTCTGCACGCGAATAAATGCCCGCGCGTGACGCTATAAAATGATCGTTGCAAGGGATACCGATCGCATCACCTGCAGCGTTTAGCCGGTCCCATACGCCGAAGTCCGCGTCTGATGGTGTCAGGCACCCAGACGGGTGGTTGTGCGCGCTGAAAACTGCCACAGCGCTGGATTGAATTGCTGGCCGGAAAAACTCGCGCGGATGAACTAGGCTGTTTCTGATTGTGCCCTTTGTAATCAGCCTTGACGTAGTTACCGCCATTTTTGTGTCGCATACAATCAACCACAGTTCCTCTTGCTGCGAGAATCGCAAGTGAGGCAGATTTTCGGCAATCCAGGTGGCAATTCTTCGTGGGGTATGATGTCTGGTGCTGTCGGATAGTGTCCAGGTGTTCGCGCCGTGGGCTAAATTCTGCGCCGCGACGATGCGCCGAATTTCCGGCGCGCTGCAGCCAGCGCGCTGCAGGTCGTCCAGAGTCAGTGCAAGAATCTGCGCGGTGTCGGTTGGCAGCTGCTGCCATACTGATTTCCGGCAATACTGCGCCAGTGGGTGTGTTGGTGGGTGGGTTGGTGTCATTGTTGGGGCTCCTGTGTGTGTGTCGTGGAAGTTAACCCCGGGGAACCGTTCCCCGGGGCTCCGGTCGGTCGTCGGGCTATCGGTCCGGGTTGTAGGTCGTGTAGGTGACCTGGTTGCCGGTTTCAAGCCACGTTTTACCACCGCTACTGCATGTCTTTACTGCGTGGTGGTCTCCGGTCCAGTCCGATATATCTTCAGTGCGAACCCCAGCAGGTAGTTTCCCTTTGACATCTTCCAAGAAGAAAGCCAAAGGCACTAGGTAAACAATCGGGCGCGCCTGTGGTGTGCCTGTAATGTCGCAATATCCGCCGAGTCTACAGGTAAACTTCACAAGCGGTTTTCGCATTGTTCGTGGCTCCTGTGATGAGTGTCGTGGAAGTGAACCCCGGGGAACCGTTCCCCGGGGGTCGGTCGGTCGGGCTATTTGCCAGCCTTTACTTTCGCGCGGAAAATTTGCCGCGCCTGCGCGATTTGCCGCACAAGTTCCACTGCCGCGTCTTCCATGTCCTGAAGATTGATCCGGATTTCCGCCAACGTTGTTGCGTCGTCTAAATCGTCCATTGCTGTCCTCAGGTTCGCTACTTCGTCGTGGAGGTCGGTTTCGCCAAGTGCGTCCAATACTCCGACTACAAGTTCTTTTTCTGCCGCTATCGTCATTGTCGATCCTCGAAAAGTGGTTTCTCAGTAGTCTCACTGTGAGACTACTGAGACATCTCAGTGTATCGACTTTCGGAAAGATTATCAATAGGTTGATTTTAGAATTCCCGAAAATAAAAACAAATATCTTTGGCACGTGAATTGCTATGGAGGGCAGGCAGATCCAGCAGGCAGCTCCAGCAGGCAGCTCCAGCATGCAGCTCCAGCAGGCAGATCCAGCGGGCAGATCCGGCAGGCAGATCCAGCGGGCAGATCCAGCAGGCAGATCCGGCAGCAGCACCACCGAACCTCCGGCAGCAGCAGCAGCAGCACCGAACCGGCGGCAGAAGCAGCAGCACCGAACCGGCGGCAGCAGCAGCAGCAGCACCGAACCGCCGATCACTTGACACCGCCAACCAACGAACCGTAGACTCCTCCAACGCAGGGACCGGACTGCGTTGCATTTCCGGTACGCCAATTCTGCCATTGTTGGTCCGTGGGCAGGCAGGTGCGGCGCGAAAGTTCCCCTTTCCCCATCAACCGAAGTCTCTGAGGTTTTCTTGTGGTGCCTTTTTTAATAATTACAAAACGCCACAACCCGTTGAACCGAAACAACTTAGATCACTGAGCACCGACGATTCCAAAGATTTTCGGTGTTTTTTCTTTCATGTGCTGTTGACTATCAGCCTGAGTGTCGATATATTTACCGCAGTGATCACTGAGTCAGTTTTACCCGAACACATGTTACAAAGGAAATCAGGACAATGAGCACATACTACGTTATCTGTACAAATCCAGCAAAGTCGGCGGCAATTGAAGGCTGCGAGTTTAGCCGTGACGAATGGCCGAACGAACAAGAAGCAATGCAGCAATTCGCCACAGACTACGGGCTTAAGTTGAGCGAGGTCGCCGTTGAGATTTGATTAGTCTGGCAGCTCGACACACTTTCCCCCGTCAGCCGGCGGGGGTTCATTTTCAATTTTTGACACAACACAAGCACAAGGAAATCAGGACAATGAGCACGCATAACGGACTTGCAGAACTGGTATCACTGGCAATTCAGATTGCTGGTTGCGATTACTTTGCAGACGCCGGAATCCACAAGTCGGACGAGTCTGCAGTGCTGTCTGTAATTGAGACAGTGCGAGACAACGCTGCGTACACTGGACTGCAGGTCAACGCGCTGGAGTTGTTGCTGGCCGCATACAACGGTGATGCTAATCTGTGCGACGAGACCGGCGACACAATTCGTGTGGCAACGATGGCCGAGGCCGTCGAAAGCGGTCTGGCTAGTTATGAGGGAGTGATACTGGTTAACGGCCGACGATGCTACGTTGAGGGCTGAGGCTTTCTGAAGTTCACCATTCCCGCCGGAGTGTTCCGGCGGGGGTTTCTTTTCACCCAAAACAGGAGTTCCCAATAATGCTTACCGCATCCGATCTGTGTCATTTCACTGGATCCGAAGTTTTTCAGCGATGGTCGATTCTGTTTCATCGGCACGTCATGACAGACGGCGTGCATCACCTCGCTCAAAAGTGTTCTGCTTTTTGGTTGCTGGATGCCATTGCTTCGCATCATGTGAATGCTGTGCGGAAAGATCGCCGATTGTGGCACATGCAGTTCTGGACTCTCCGAAAGTCAAAAGGCGGGGCAGTGCTGGAGTGCCGTGCGGATTCTGGTGAAGAACCTGTCGTGCGTCAGAAAATCCAGTTCACAGATTTCTTCAGTAATTTTGACGGCGAATCTGTCGACGTGTGGGTTGGCTTGACCGGTTCTGAAATGTGGACGGTCATGCTTCCATCCGAATACTGACACACCCCCGTCAGCAGCAGCATCATCCCGCCGGAGTGTTCCGGCGGGGGTTTCTTTTCACCCAAAACAGGAGTTAGTTCAATGTTTTGCCTTTTAACTGACGAAATCCAGAAGATTAACGCTGTAATTTCTCGCAACTTTCCCGGCCGATCAAATGCCGGGCTGCGAAATGAGATTCTGCATTCCCTGCAGACTGGCAACTGCGAAAGGCTGTATCGCAGAATTGCCCTGACTGAGTCTGGTGTACTGGGATTGCAGCAGGTCGACGCAGTCGCTCGCGAAGTCTCTGTGCTGGCTTCTGTGGATCCCGAGAACAGCGCGGAAGAATTCTGGCAGAACTCACCGAACACAAGAGCCCTGTTCCGGGAGAATCTGACTGTCAGGCTGAGCAGGACGATTTTGGCACAGATCACGGAAGTTCCCGGATGGTCCGGCGGTCCCGCTTACGCTCCCAACCCGCTTGTCATCACCGAATAAGGATCTGAGTCCAATGAACGTGAATCAGCGAATCGAGGCACAGCAGAACCGTTTCCGGAACCTGTCCCCGCAGCGGAAGTCGTCCCTACGGATTTTGGCGGCTGACATCTGCAGCCGTAAGCCACGTTGTGCCGATCATAGCAATTTCTGGCGCGGCCTGTCTGCCCGTCATGTCCTTTCCATCCGATAGGAGAATCCCCGTGTCGAAGTACAGAGCAACCGTGGTGCATAGCAGCATTTCCAGTCACTACTCAATCGAAGTGAGTGACGACCTTGAGCAGGCCAAAAAGCAGGCGGCTCGAAGATTCGGGAAAGGTTTTGTTGAGCACAGGATCCGGATCTATGACTCCGAGACTCGGGAGACGGTCACGGAGAGGCGGGTTGGCGGCGGACGGTGGTCTTGATGAAACGGAAACCCCGGGGAAGCAATTCCCCGGGGTTTCTTTCGTTACCGGTCGATGTTGTGCTCAGTACCGTTCGGCGGCAGCAGCAGCACCATGGCAGGGGCAGCAGCGGTGGCAGCATTGGCAGCAGCATCGTCTTTTTGCGTGGCGAGGTCGATCATGTCCATTTTGAGCATACACTCGATGGCCTTCATTTTGGATCCATCGGGAGCCATTGGGTCTTCGATTGTCCGTTCGAGATAGTCGAGGGCGTTCTGCTTGAGCCTGGCTGATACTCCGTAACGTTTGACGCTCATCATCTGCAGTGTCGTGCTTCGGGGAATTCCGGGCTGTTCAAATTCGTTCACTTTGCATCTCCTTGACGATCTTTTTGACTTCAGCGAGGGATCTGACGATTTCAGAGCGACCACCACTCTTCGAGATTCTCTGCTTCTCCCGCATCTGCAGGGCGGTTGGCTTGCCGGTTTCCGTCTTGACTTCCAGCGCCAGGAACCTGCCTTCCATGCAGACTATCAGGTCCGGAGTCGCGTAGCGGCTGAAGCCCGTCTGATGGGCTTTCATCCACCATGCATTCTGCAAGGTCAGCCAGTCGGTGATCTTCTTTTGAATCCCTGATTCTCGCATCGAGGAACTCCTGTTTCCTGTCATAGCCTCGGAAATTTTTAGGGGCGGCCCAGAAGAGGGGTTTGCCCCGAACAACGTCGGCATCGTCGACCACAAGCCTGTAGTCTGCGGATGCTCTGGTGATTGTGACGTATTTTAGGCAGCATTCTTCCCTGGGATCGGCATTTTGTGAAGCCTCAGTGGAAGCAGCGAGGCAATAGACGACCTTTGCTTCCATGCCCTTGACTGCGTGTGCGGTCCCTAACCGGATCCGTGGTTTCCGGACGGCGTCGATGCCGTACTTTTCGATGGCATGATCAATCAGGAGTAGCATATCTTCTTTCCACCGTCCTTCGGTGACGAACTGATGGAAATACGGTGTGGCTCCCCAGTTTTCGACTTCTGTGAGCGTTTTCTGTGGTTCGTGGCTGCAGGCGAGTTTTTTCCACTTGGCTTTTTCGCCTCTGCGAAACAGTTCTTCGCCTTGGAACTTCTGTGGCAGCGTTTCGGTGACTCTGCGCCAGTCTTGTTCGGATATTGGTATTCCGGCGATCAGTTCCCGCATAACGAGCACGAAGGCCAGTTTGGCTGGTGCCTGCCATTTGGAGGCATGTTTCTCGGCGACTGAGGCCCAGGGGATTCCGCGTTCGTTGAGTGCTCGTTGCACCTTCTCCAGCGAGAACCAAGTGCGTCCGAGGATCATAGTATCGATATTTGCGAGATCGTGGATTCGGTAAACGAAGTCGTTCCACTCGACAAGCCCCACGGATCCGTCGTCATGTTCAGAAAAAGGATTTCTGGACCTGTAACTCTCTTGTTCTGTCAGTACCGACTCTCCCCACTCAATCACCTGCGCTGGGTTTCTCCATGTCCTATTCAGCAGCGTATAGGAGCCCCGCTGGCGCGATTCGTTCTGCCGTCCGAGCAATTCATCGGGGTCAGCCCCCAAAAAGCGGTAGACGCTCTGGTAGGGGTCTCCAAGCAGATAAATTTTCTCCGCATGATTGGCAAGCCTGTCCACGACAATCCAGAGGAGCTGCGAGCAGTCCTGAGCTTCGTCGACGAACCAGACCTTCACTTCGTCCGGTTCGGAACCGACAGGCAGCGATGGCAGCAGGAGTCCTTCGTGGTATTTGAATCCTGCGTACTTCAGCAGGATGTCGGTGAAGTCGTTCCGGCCCCACAGGAGTTTAGCCCGTTCGAATCGTCCAACGATGTCCTGGGCGAAGTCCGGATCATCAACGCCGTCAATCCAGTTGTTAAATACTGGTTTACCCTCCTTTTCTCCAGAAACTCCGTTCTGCGCAGCGCCTGCAACGCCTGCGCAACGCCAGTCAGGGGGGGGTGTGTGCGCTCGTAAATCCTTATTCCATATAGGGTTATATAATTCTGCAACGCTGCAACGCCCATTTTCGCGAGTACCGGTCGTTGTGTTATTTGATTCCATATCTCCTATATGGAATAGGAACGGGCGTGATTCGGCGTGCGCAGCATCACTTTCGCTAGTGTTTTCATTGCTGGAACGCGCGCACGCCCGATCAAAATCGGGCGTTGCGCGGGCGTTAACGGGCGTTGCAGGCGTTGCAAGCTGACTGTCTGTCGGATTCACCGGACTGACGATTTCCCAGACCTGTTGTCGGGCGATATCCCACTTTTCGAGGATTTTGCCGACTCTCCAGGCGAGTGTTCCTTTTTCTCCACCTCTCGGGACTCCGAGGTGTTCGGTGTACCACTCTTGCCCATCTTTGCTGTCGGGATCCAGAATCGTTTTGGCATCGATTCCGAGAGCGCGTACAGCGGCTGCGTGGATTGTCTTATAATACCCGCTCGCTGTCAAGCGATCTTCCGCTTCCCCCGTGATCTTCGCGGCCCGGCTGACGGCTTCGGAGCATGCGGCACGTGAGAAGCTGAGGAATCCGACTTCCCAGAACTTCAGTCCGTCTTTGAGGTGTTGTTCGAGCAGGTCCATGGCCATCGCCGTCTTGCCGGCTCCGGCGACCCCGACCACCACATGATATCGATCGTCCATTTCAATGTCCCTTAAAACGAAGAAAGCCGGAGGGCAATTGCCCTCCGGCAGCAGCAGCAGCAGCAGCACGAAGTTTACCAGTCTTGTCGTCGCTCCATCGCGGCTTTATCACGGATCCTCTGGTATTCAGCCTCATTTGACCGAATGCCGTGTTGAATTTCACCTGCGATTGTAGCACCGATGAAGCAGACTCCGAGCCACGAGATGAATCCTGCGAAAAAAGTCCCTGGCCCAATGGTTCCTGGTGCCGAGCCGTTAATCACCCACATCGGACCATTCTGTGCGATCCACTGTCCGGCGAGCGGGATGGCGACCAGCAGCAGCACAGTGACGGCCCTGCAGATAACGAGCAGGACTTTCAGCCGGAGAATTGCTGACAGAAACGGATCATACTGTTTCTGTTCGGTTGCACGTTCGTCGGTTGCGGCTGACAGTTGAGCAATCAGTTTGTTCATCCGTTCGCTTTCCTCGATATTGGAATGCCTTTCGCGGGCGAGAGTATCCCGAAGACTGTCGATTTGATTGTCCTTTTCGATTGCTGTGTTTCTCCATGACTGCATCGTCTGCGCCATGGCTTCGATCGTCTTCCTCTGTTCTTTGTCCGCTCGCTCCAGAGAATCGATCTTCTGTATACTGCGGCTCCGAAGACTTTCGATTTGATTGTCCTTTTCGATTGCTGTGTTTATCCATGACTGGATTGCTTTGCGTTGAGCCTCAATCGTTTGCTGGCTTTTTCCGGACTGTCTTTCGGCACGCCGGAGCTGGGCATCCATATTCCGGAGTTTCTTGCAGAGATTCCGGATAACTCTCCGTCCTGCGACTTGCTGTTTCGAGGTGATTGTCCTAACCCTGAACCGGATCTCCGATTCAGACTGCAAAATTTCTGTGCTTGGCTTTTCTTCCTGAGTCTCCTGAGTCTCCTGAGGCCAAGGCTCAATCAGATCATAGGGGTTATCGCTATTGCTCCAGAACTTCCCATTGGTCGTCCATGAGAAACAGCAAATGACAGAGGCTCCGATGGTTCCGATGAGCACAAATGGATTTTCCCCATGTATTTGATCATCGATCCTGTGAATATTGACTTTGGATCCGTTCCGGGTCTTCCAGACACCGACGCCAAACTTCGGAGCCTCTGCCACCGGAGCCTCTGCCACCGGAGCCTCTGCCACCGGAGCCTCTGCCACCGGAGCCTCGAGCGCTGGAGTCTCGAGCGCTGGAGTCTCGAGCGTTGGAGTCTCCCCCACCCACGGACCAACAAGGTCAAGGTCATGGTCTGACAATGTATGAGCCATAAAAACACCGTTTTTTGTCCAAGTGACTGCTACTGTTGTGTTGCGAAAATGGATTACTCCGGCCAGCTCATAGAACATTAAAGTGATGTGTTTGTCGCATGTGACCTCAGCCATGCGCCCATCGCGTGTCTTCCAGACACCGACGCCGAAGGTTGCTGGCCGCGATGGCTCTGACTGTTGCAGCGATCGCAGGTTGCTGCCTTCTTCGTCAATGTCATCAAATTTCATTCCGATCATAATCAGTCGTCCTTCCGTATCTTTGTTTGACATGCTCAGAGAGAGCTTCGAGTATTTTGGTACATTTCTCACACAGATTCCGTCCATTGGACGGCAGTTGTTTGTTGCAGCAGTCGCAGGTTGCTGCTCCTGTTTTGTTGTTGGTCACGGATTTCACTCCAGATCCAGTTCAATCTGACCAAGATGTCCGATAATGTCGTCAGCCTGCCGAAGGAACTGCGGTTCAAACCCAGCATCGAGACACTGTCTCGCGAGGCTGAGTATCCGGCTTTGAGCATCACGGAGTTCCTGCTTGATGCGTTCCTGTTCTCTTTGGATCTGCGTAAAGTTAGCGTGATTGCAGATAGCGACCCCGCGTTCGATCGCCGCCAGAATGGACTCCTGTCTGCTGAGTCCTTCCTGATCCAGCATTTCCATCAGGGCCCGAGGAATCCTCGTGAGGCAGGAGACAGCGTCTACTTCGTGTTTGCGTGGCCTTCCGATTTTTTTGCTCATGAATGTTGCTCCTTAAAGGCTGTCAAATTAGGTCTTAAAACGCAGCCGTTCTGCGTCCCAATTGGCACGCAGAATTGCGTCGATCTGCTCCGGCAGTTCTGTCACCGTCCACTCTGCGCCACCTGAGTCCGTGTAAAACACACATGATGCTTCAAGGGTCTTGTGCTTTGTGTAACACAACCTTGCGATATCGAACCGCATGGGACTGAGGAAAACGACGTTGTGGTCCCTTCCGTCCTTCCAGACCCGATCAAAAGACCTCACTGTCAGGACGATCTTCCCCGGAATCCAGTCAGCGTCATTCACTTCAGAGTTCTCCTCAAATAATAGCACATGCAATTGCAGAAACACCATATTCACCACGCAGTGAACAGTATCGGGAAATGATTCTGCAATCAACGCCAAAACCCATCCCTGACTTTAATTTTGCTAAAATTTTGTCAGAGATGGGTTTTACTTTTCGATCCCTGTTGCACATGTCAAGGATTGCTGGAAGGCTCAAACCCCACACATGCCTTCACAATCCATGTCCGACCAGCTCATTTTTCGCTGTCTGTCTGGAGGGTCTGGTCTCAACTGCACAAACTCAAGCGGCGTGCATGACTTGTGCAAATACTGCTGCGATATCATGCCTCTCGTGCAAGCACTTGAGGGATCTCGTATCGCATTATCAATCTCAACAGCTCTTGCCCAGCCTTGCGGGTCGCTGTCTCGCA